AAGGATAATCGCCGATATATTCGCCTTTATCTTCGAAGGAGCAGCCCCCACCGAAGGCGCAACCCTCGCCGAAGAAGCAACACTCGCCGAAAGAGCAACACGCGCCGAAGGCGCACTGCTCGCCGAAGGCGCACCGCTCGCCGAAGGAGCAGCCCTCGCCGAAAGAGCAACACTCGCCGAAAGAGCACGCCCTGCCGAAGGAGCAGCCCTCGCCGAAAGAGCACCACTCACCAAAAGAGCACGCCCTGCCGAAGGAGCGCGCCCTGCCGAAGGAGCACGCCCTGCCGAAGGAGCAACACTCGCCGAAGGAGCAGCCCTTGCCGAAAGAGCAGCACTTGCCGAAAGAGCACCACTCGCCGAAGGAGCACCACTTGCCGAAGGAGCACCGCTCACCGAAAGAGCACCACTCGCCGAATATTTGTATATCACTGTAATCCCCCGAGGGGCATTGTTTGATTCCGTCGATCACCTCGAAGGCGTCGAAATCCGCTTGTGTGTATTTTTTCATTTTCTTTAGTCCGTTAAATTCAATTCGATTATTTTAACAGTTCGTTCAGTTTCTCCAGCACCCGGGGAACCTCCTCGTCCGTGGCCGTACACCAGGCGCTCGCTATGCTCGTTTCCTCCCGTATCGGGACGTCGATCCATTCCGTCATTCCCATCGAATGCACCGCGCCCTGCCGCTCGGTTTCCACCGTATAGCGTCCCTGCACCGCAACGCCGTGATATTCTATCTGAAAGTCGAAAGATTCCATAGTACCCGCAAATGTCCTCCGGGTGATGTAATCGGCGATGCGTTTGGCGAAAGTCCGAATCTCCTGATCGGTCAGATGAATTGTCGTTTGCGGCCGGTTGAAACGGGTGCTCTCGAAGAAGTAATACTCTTCCGAGGGTTCTTTCCGAGTGGACGGCGGCATTTGAGCCGAGTCGGTGACGTAGTAGAAAGTATTCATCGCTGTTCGAAAATTTCATTCAACAGATAGCGGGTGATCCGCATACGCCGGGGACCGGACAGCGCCCAGCCGAACACCAGGCAAACAGGAACGGAAACTACTACGAGTGTAATTAAGTGTGCCATACTCTTACCGGATTTCGACCCGATAGACACGGGGTCGGTTTTGGAGTTTATGTGCCCGGCGGCGGGACTTGTCGATTGTCCGGCGCACCTTGCTCTTGAGGCGGTACCACGCACGCCAGAGGCGGCCCGCAAGCGTTACCCACAGACTTTTGACTGTGGATTCCTGAAATTGAGTTTCCATATATGTAATGATTTGATGCGATCGAAAAACCGGCGCGGGCCGTCACGGAGGGCGCCGGGAAAAACAACTCTAAACACACAAAAAATGAATAAATGAAACAAAATACGGACTATTGAGGCGCCCGAGGCCTGTTTGCACCCTGTCGTCATCGAAGACCACGACCGAATCGCAGGGTATATCGCTACCGGCTCCCCGGATCGCTCCGGTTCGTCGCCTGCTTTTTGGTATTGATCGGCCTAATATCCGCCCTTCTGCGCCAAGTCGCTCGCCGGGTTTTACATCCCTTCGGATGGTTCTCGTATTTCAATGAACCGCTTATTCGTTCAAACCTTTCTGCCTTGCGGCCGGGGTTTATGGCAGGTTAGGACCCCTACGGCTTCCGTGCCGTCCTTTGGTGCCCGCACCGGGACATTCAACCCGATACGGACTTTGAAAATCCGCGCCCGGAAATGGCAAACTCAACTAATCTCAACTCTTAACTTTACTCGAATGAAAGAACTTGGGCGCGGATAGGTGCTCGATTGATTCGCTATTGGGGACGGCTCAACGGTCGTTCGACGGGGCGTGCATTTCTGGGCTGTCCGTCCGGAGCCGTCCACTTGACACGCTCGATTTCTATATACCCCTCATCCCAATTCATGCGGAGCAAAAATTTCATTTTTTTCTCCTTCTTGCATCTGAAAGCCGCTGTGTGGATTGAATAGTAATCTCGTGCTTTTACCGGGAAGATTACCGTTTCGCCCAACTCTATCGCCTCCAGCGTTCCGATGTAATCCTTGCGCATCTTGTATTCTCCGAATTTCAATTCTTTTGCTGTTTCCATACTATGATTATCTGTCGTTTATTCGTTTGCTCCCGCGCCGGTATCGCTCCGGACAATCCCTTGCGGATTCGCGGGAAAACACTAATTTTGAGCTGCCAACCAAAAATTAAGTGTTATCGTGTGCTATCTGTCGCAGCATTCAGAGCTTCCGAAATACGCTTGCCCACTTTTTTACACCACAAAGAAACTAAAAAAATAATTCTCCTCCAAATTATTTTTTAGTTTTCTTTGCGTTTTACACCGCAAAGAAAATATTCGCCTATAAACAATTCGCTGTAAAACAGTGTTTTACGCGCTTTGCGTCAGTCGCCGTAATACCGGCCTGCATCGCCGTACGAGGCCAGCGGGTGATGCTGGACTTGATATTTTTGGACTTGTCGTATTGATAAGTTTCCCTACGTTACTCCTTTTTGCTGGCGTTTGTTTCGCTCTGGCGACGATCGCGGAAAACGCTCTTATGTCTAAAGCAGTATTGGAATCCAAATATGATTTTCGTGAGGATAGTAGATATTGAAACCGAAGCTATGGAGAATGTCTGCCGCGTGATCCAAAGACCCGTAACAATTAAAAATCCCCCGGCTCATCATCTGATGACAGGCCGGGGGGCGGTCGGAACGAATTTACAGACATTGAAAGACAATGCAAAGATAGGTTTACCTTACGAAACATCCAAATATTTTTACAGCGCCGGGATCAATTCTACTGCTTCCCGGCGTTTTTGATCTACCAGTTTGGCGTATATCTGGGTCGTGGCGATATTCGAGTGACCGAGCAATTTGGAAACGGTATAAAGGTCTGCCCCGTATGTCAGCAACATCGTCGCGTAAGTATGGCGGGCGCAGTGAAAGGAAATCGGCTTACATATCCCGGCAGCTTCAACCAATTTTTTGAGTTTTACATTCATCTGTGCATTGGAGTTTAGCCGTTTGAAAACCTTATCGAATGCCGTATGTCGTCCTGAAGGCAGAAAGCGCATCGCATTTTCGGACAGCGGGACCACAATGCGGGATTGTGTCTTCTGTTGTTGGAGATGAATTTCATAACCCCCGTCTGGAGATTCGACGATATGCCGCCAGCATAGCTGGGAAATGTCGGAATACCGCAGCCCCGTGAAGCAGGCGAAAAGAAAAGCGTTTGCGACGACGGCATAGCGGGGATTGGCAATGGCAGCGGCTTCCAATTGCCGCAACTCGTCTATTGAAAGGTATTCCCGTTCTCTTACGTCTAACCTGGGCCTGTCCTCCTTGTCCAGCATTGCGGCGGGATTCTTGTCGATCAGCCCGGATCTGACTGCCCGATTTAAGATATTGCCTAAACGCGCCAGAATAACGGAAGAACTTGACCCGCGTATTCCGCAGCGATCGAGATAATCTATAAAATTCTGAATGAATCTTTTATCTACGGAGGCGAGTTTCTTGTTAGGACCTGCAAAGGCTTTGAGATGCGAATACAAAGAACCTAAATTTTGGGCGTAGCTCGTGGAACCTCTGTTTATGTATCCTTGCCGCTCCTGTTCGATGTAATCGAGGAGCTTTATTTTTGTGTCGGCCGTCGAGAAGTTGTATTCTCCACGCTGCAAAGCTACAATCCGTTCGGATTTCAACGTCGTGGCAATAGCAAGCGTTTCCTTGTTTCGGGCTTTCGCTTCCTTCGTGGTCTCTGGAATAAGGTACAATTTCAAAAATTCATATTGCCGAATCCCGTTCCAATAAATATCCAGGTACAGCGATTCGCTTCCGTCCTTGAGCGGTTTCGACCGGAGGCGTACCGGCTCCTTTACTTTTGGCTGCTTCATCTTTCAATATACTGTTTGTTTCGTTGCAATGTTTTTTGCGTGCTTTTCAGGATTGACCGCCCGAATAGCTTTCAGTCGTTACGCTCCATTTGCACGCGCGTAATTCCGGATCTTTTTTTATGTATTCGCGGATATATCCGGCTACTTCTTTTACGGGCAAAAAACGATCTTTCGGGCAATTACTACCCGTCCAGGCATTAGGCGTATAGCCTTCGGGATTCTTATAAATTCCGGGTTCGATATAATCCGATTTGGTAAAATAACCGATCGCGGAACCGCATTCGTAATTAAATTGGCGGGCGTTTGTGTTTTCGTTTTGGTAATTCGAGTTGTTTTTCATATCTTTGCCCCTGTAACGTCGGATGGCTAACCGTTTCTAAGTCGGTTAAACGTTGTTTTTTCAAAATAAAGCCCGGAGGGTCGGCAGCTCCTCCAGAACTGCAAACCCGGAACCCGTTAAATAGAAACCTCGAACGAGATTTTTATTTTCCAGATTCGCCAAACAATTCGAAAATTCATTTGTCCGGGCTTTTATTAAGCGGTTCAATTAAAATAGGCCGATCCGCACCGCCCGCCCCAGCCTTACCCGCTGGGGCTTTTTGTTTTAATTTTCAAAGAACATCAAAGGCTTTTATCACCTCCTTTCCGATATCACAAATATACAAAATAATTACACAATAAAAAATAAAATGCAAAGATTTTTAGGCACTTAAATGAGGTAAAATAAATAAGAACTTAAATTTGAATTTACAGCATGTTTTTAATATTTATTTCTTCGTGAATTTATTTTGTAATATCCCCATACTACTACAACTAATACTACCAAATACACCCTTTTAATGCTTATATTATACTACCCGTAAATTATAATAATCTACAATAATATTTATATTTATATCTCTATTACTTCCCAATAATTATTTTCTATTACTTCTATTTTCTATTACTTCCCAATAATGTAGTAAATTGTAGTAGTTTTTTAATACTCCCAACAAATTACATTTTAATTCATGTAGGGAAATCGGCTATTTGTTACTCTTTCACCCTTTCGCGGCTGCTTGTTTTGTTACTTCGTTGTGTTTGGGGTGTGTCTGGGGTGTTTATTGGTGATGCAATATACTGTATTACTGTTTATTGTGTAGTTGTTGGTGTTTTGGTTGGTATTCTGTCGAGAAATACATATGTTCCTGGTGCTGGTTTCTCTGTTCGAGAAACCCACACAAATAGCCCGTATTTTGTACAAAGCACACCGGAGCGATAAACTATACCACAGTGTAGAGGAAGTGCCGCCAAATCAAAGAAAACAGGCCTTTGCTGGCGTTTGTTGTTGTGTGGTGTTCGTAGTGTATCCGTGTACCCCTGCCGGATTCCGGGGTAAACAGCCGGCGCCCCCTCGGCTGTATCTAATGTTCGCTATATTTTCGGGCCGGCATTTTTGGGCAATTTTTGGAAAATGTTTTCAGGAAACGGGATTTCGATTTGCGCGTGGGGGTAAAAAAACGGGGTATTGAGAGGTAAACCTATATTTGCTTCGGATAAAAATCGGAATTTATGTTTTTACTTCGGACAGAAGATGCCTGTTTGCAGTTTTCGGCGGATGAGCTACGGGGTATATACCTGCTTGTTTCGTCGGAGGATGGCTCAGGTCATATCGACATTGAAACGCGGGATGGCAAGTTGTTCAAGGCTGATTTTAGTCGGGGCGATACGGCGACTGATAAATACGCTTTTTTGGTAGCTTATCTTTCTGATGGAGTTGATCGTGTCATTGATTTTACGGATATCGAATGATGGATTCGGATTCGAAAATAGGGACGGTTGCGGATTTGATCGCGGATTACCCCTCGCGGCAGCGCAAGGTCGAAAATGATTTTTCGGAAGTCGTTGTGCCGGAGATGTCGGACCGGGCCAAAGCGTCTTTCGAATCGCTGGGGCTTTTAGAGGATGTGGAGATGGTGCGTCGGCAGTTGCGTGATGCGAAGACGAAATCAGCGGTCGATGTGTTGAACTCCAAACTTACGGCGATGAAGACGCTGGTTTCGATGTTGAAGCTGGCGAGTGAAACGAATGAGAGGATCGGGGAAATCCGGGACGAGAATGACATTGAAGGCATAGAAATTCATTTAGTGCGTTCTGCGGACGATTCAGGTGCGAAGATTAAATCTTGACATACCCTTAAACCCCAAACAGGTTGCGATGTACAATGCCCTTAATTCGGGGCATTATACGAGTGTTTTGTTTTATGGGGCCTCCCGTTCGGGCAAGACGTTCCTGATTTTGTATTGGATGATTGTTCAGTGCATAGCCTACCGGGCCAATAATCTGATTGTTCGCAATACGTTTACGTCGCTTCAGTCGGGTATGATCCTGCAAACACTGCCTGCGGTATTGAATGCGATCGCCGGATATAACGGGTATTCCTCCTACCAGAAGATCACCGTACAAGGAAAGCCGTTCGCCAAATACAACGGGAAAGATAACCTGCTTCGGTTTTACAATGACGCTTATATTCAGTTTGCATCTATCCGCTCTTCGCGGGACGATGATTCGGGGTTCGACAAGATTCTTTCGACGGAGTGGGGACATATTTTCGTGGACGAGGTTTCGGAGGTGGATCATAAGCCCATTGACATTCTCAAAACCCGTATGGCGCAGAAGATAAGGACAAAGGAGGGAAGCCCGGTTTCCAATATCATGTTGCTTGCCCTCAATCCCACGACGAAGTTGCATTGGACCTACCAGCAATTTTTCCTGCACAAGGGGGCCGATGGTGAGCCGCTGGATGCGGATTTAGTAAAAAAGTCGCTTGTAATGCACTTCAGCGTCGATGATAATCTGGAACATATTTCCGAAGATTATCTGGGTACGTTATCGACTATGAGTCTGATGCAGCAAAGGCGCTTCATGGAGGGTGAGTATGCAGACGAGGGTGAAGGCGAGGTATTCAAGAAGATCAACTGGGGCGAATTGCCTCCTGCGTCGGAATTTGTGGATTGTATCATTTATACGGACCCGTCGGCCAAAGATCGGGAGGTCAATGACTACAAAGCTTCGGTGTTGTTGGGGCAGGCGCGGGGAAAAATCTGGCTTATCGACGTGCGGGCGGTGCAAGGTACTACCCGCCAGATGCTGGAAAACATCTATGAGCTTTACCGAGAAGCGCCGATTGCACCCCGCATACTGATGGAGAAAAAACAGTTGCCGCTGGATTTCGAGACGACTTTCGAGATGTTCCAGCAAGAACGGGGGTGGGTATGTCCTTTGAATTGGGACACGCGCAATACCGGGGATAAGTTCACTTTTATCGAGGCGACGCTGGAACCTCTGTTCCGCAATGGCAAATTTATTTTCTCTCCTTTGGTCAAGGATAGCGGCGTATGCGAAATTACCATAGATCAGTTCCTGCGTTTCGCCCGGAACAACAACAAACTCAAGAAAGACGACATCCCGGATGCTTGTGCCAAGGGGGTTTCCCTGTTGTCGCGCGATATGGTCGTTGCGAGAGGGACTTACGGGCATACTTACCTGATACGACGCGGAGGTTGCCAAAAACGCATGTTAAGTTAAAAATATATGGCTGTCATATTCAAGCCGGACCCGTCGGCCTGGCAAAATGAAAGATACTCCGTTTCGGAGGAGGGTGCTGTAAGTTCAGCCCCGGATGCCGCCTGTTTGTCGTGCCGTATAGAAACGGCGGTACTGGAGGAGGGAAGCCGGGTCATATTCCCGCAACACGGCGGGGATTTCAAAGTTTCCATTTTCCTTGTCGCTTCTGATGGCTCGGGGATAGAGCAGATTGCCGACCGTCCTGTAAACGTGGCGGCCGTGACGCAAGCCCTTCCTTTTGAGTTCACGCACGATTACACTGCCGTAATTCTGATGGTGGCGGGAACTTCGGACGCTTCTTCCGGCCTTGCGGCTTATGTGTCGGGTGTTCAGGTCAATATTACGGATATGTATTTCCGAAAATCGGAGCTGCTGCAATGGGTATCTCCGGTTCAGCTGCAGGAGTTTGAGGAGTTATACCCCGATATTGTACGGAATGCCTACAATACGGCATTGGCGAACGTGTATGCACAGATCGGCAACTATTACGACATCAAAGATCTGTTGTCCATTACCGACGAGGAGGAGAAAGATCAGACGTTGCTTTGGATTCTCAAGGTATTCACGGCTTACAACGTATGCGCTCCCTCCGTCCAGATCAGCGAGCCGCTGAAAGCGAATTTCGAGCAGGCCAACATCACGCTGAAAGAGCTGAAGGGAGGGCAGGTTTCGATGGAAAACGGAGCCTCCAAATTGCAGGAAAACGGCACGAAAGGCGTGCTGGTTACGATAAATAGACAATATCGAGGATAATATGGCTAAATTTCATACTCCGGCGATCAATCCGTTTACAGTCCCGCAGGTGGTCGGGAATAGTTCTGTCAAATCCCAGTACCTGTTCAACAATTACTATGCGGAGTTCACGCCGTCATATTGGCGTAACGCCATAAATAATGCGTTGAATTACAGTAATCTGGTGTATCTCGATACGCTCTATTCGTGGTGTATTCAGTCCAGCCCGTTTCTGCAATCCCAGATCGAAAAGCGCCTTACTCCGTTGAAAAAGAAAGATTTTGCCTTCAAAATCAACGGTAAAATCGACAAATCGATGACGGAAACATACACCGGCACACGTTGGTTCAAGGGGTTCATGCGGGAACTGTTGTTGTCGAAGTTTTACGGAGTGAGGGTTTTCTGCATCGATACCAAAGATTGGGAGATCGTAGATTTTCCGCTGCGGAACATCGATATTTTCAACCGGGGGCTGCGGAATATGACTTACGATTATTACAGTATTGTCACTGCGGACAAATGGGATAACCTCTTCTATTTCGAGCCTACGACGGACCAGGATTTCAGGCTGGGACTTTTGCAACCCATTTCTCGTGCCATGATCGGGATCGTGGATATGTACAACAACTGGGGCGCTCTGGCAAAAAGATATTCGTTTCCTCTGACTGTAATCGGTTATATGGCCAACAACGAGGATGCCAAGGACATTGCCGTATCGCTGGCCCAGGAACTCGATCCGATGACCATTCCCGTCGTGCCTTTCCGCAACGAATATGCAAACGGGGGTAAAAGTCTGTATCAGGTCGAAGTCAATCCTATCAACACCCAGTCGTATGCGGATGCCTTCCGGGTATTCAAGGAGTATATCAGCGAATACCGGTCGGAGATCATGCAGTTGGTGACCGGCGGCACGCTGCTCGGCGCTACCGAGAAGAATACCAATTCCGAAGAACTGGCACAAATCCATATGAACATGTATCACGACATTCTGGATGCCGATACGGAAAGCTGTCTGGCGATGTTCAATATGCCCGCTACGCTGTCCAAGCTGGCCCGCATATTCAAGGATGACCGTTTTCTTGGGGCGGAACTCGTGGAGATTCCGAATGAGTCGATCTCCATCGACACCTTCGAACGCGCCGGAAGCGTCGCAGCCAAACAGGGTATGCGTTTCAAGCCGGAGGTATATGCCAAAATCGGGATGAGCGCCGACGACATAGATACGAAGGTTAATAATTCCTCCTGGGTGAGTTCCCTGTCCTCTAAAGTGTCGGATATGTTCAAAAAGGGACGTAAAAATAAGGAATCCGACGACAAAAACGAGTAATTATGCCGGATATAGACGATCTCATCCGCAATCTTCGCCAGTTTCGGACGACGGTAGTCCGGGATATTCCGCGACAGCTCGGGCAGGAGATGCTGGAACAGACGCACGAAAGTTTCAAAGAGGAGCGTTTCGCCGGTTCTCCGGGCGGTAAATGGCCGGATCGTACGGCTTTCGGCGGGGAAAGCAACATCAGATACCCCAAATTGGATTACAACGGCTTTCTGAAGAAGAGTTTCAAGTGGATTTCCCGTCGTATCGGACGCAATGATGCCGATATTTTTGTAGGGACGGACGTTCCATTTGCCCGGGCGCACAACGAGGGCGGGATGCCTCCTCATCATACTGCTTACCGATCGGCAAAGCGGGGCGATGTGCATCGGGGCCGGTGGAAATACGACGGTCCGGTCAAAAAAAGGCAGTTTCTGGGTGTAGGCTCTGTAACGAAAGCGCGTTTCGACCGCCTGTTAGATGCTTTTTTTACCAAACACAGACGCGATTTGTAAGGTAAACCTATATTTGTCCGCAGTAGATAGTCATTGAGTATGCTCGGAGATATTATAGACGCTTTTGTTAAGTCCTTACGCAAAGCTCCCGTAGTTACGAAGGAGAAAATCGCTGTCAGAGCGGTAACGGACGACGGAAGGGGAATCATCAATACGGTTCTTCCGTGCGTTGCCGTGAGTGTGAACAACAGCACCCGGGCGGATGTGCATATCGGCGGTCTTATCATGGATAAAGTGGCAATTTCTTTCTCCATAATCGCCAATTTCAACGATCAGACGGCGGCTTCGTTCAACGAACAGCAACGAAAGACGCTCAACCTGGCTATGCAGGTCCGCAGTTATATCGAAAAGTCGAAACAGGGAGAGGACTTTGGCGAGCTGATCCGAAAATATAATTTTTATCCTCTTTATCAGGGCTTTCGGACCTATACGACCCAGGCTTTCGATCGGGAAATAGGTACCAGCGTATCGGTCGTAGAGTTACAATATGAAACCCGAGTCGTAGATTATGCGACATACGACGATTTGCACCCTTCAGAAGAATTACTGGGAGTGACGATTACGGACAAAACGGATGACAGGAACGATCGCGTAACAGAAATAGAATAAATATGGCTGGAGTATATAAAAGTATTTTTACCGGTCCAGAGATCGACGCTAAACTTTCCGAAAGGGTACCGTCCACTCCTTCCGGCAACCCTCTGCACGATCTGTTCGTGGCGGCCGGTGCGGTGTGGGATACATCGAGCAAGAGCTGGACGGTAGGTTCCGTGACGGGTATTTCCAACAGTGTGATGACCCGAATATACAGTCTGTCACACAATGTATTGAATAATTCGAACTGGGATTCGGTGCTTTACAGTGTTGATATTCCGGTGAATCTTCCGCCTCGGAAGTCTCCGAACCAGTTTACATCTGAAATTAACGTAACGGCCAGCTCGACTTTCACGGGGAGCAACTTCAAGACTATATACCTATGTCCGGCATCGACGTTTGTGCGGTTTTCAGATTGTACTTATCTATTTTTCGAATGTAGGCAGTTGGTCACGATTGTCGGGGGTATGACATTCGAAAACAAGAATAACAATGCGGCACTTACAGGGTGTAACTCCCTACAGGAGATAAGAATCAAACAATTACGATATAATGTCAATCTGAAGGACAGCCCGCTGCTTACGCTCGAATCTTTTCAGTATCTGGTGGAGAATGCGACCAATACATCGGCCATCACGGTCACGGTCCATGCGGACGTATATGCCAAGCTGACCGACCCGCAGCAAGCAGACTGGTATGCGGTCAATACGGCGGCCCAGGGCAAACAGATTTCATTCGCTACGGCATAAACTAAAATTTGCTATGAAGGAGCAGAAAACAACTTTTACGGAGCAGATCGCCGATGAGGGCGGTTACATCACCCAGGCCGCCGAGGTGTCGGACGAAGAGCGGCTTTACCTCACCCGGCGAGTAAAACTCCCCGGGGAGAAATCCGGGACGTGGCGCGATGCCACGGCCGGGGAGCGGGATGAATATATAGCCCGCATGCAAGAGAAATATACCTTTTGGGAGGGATAATCGTGGTTGTGATGTTTGACGGGGTTGCCGATATTTTCGGCGTGGATATACTGACGGTCCGCCGGGCTGCACTGGCGGAAATTATCATCTGGATTGTTATGTTTATCGCCGTAATGGTCGATATGCGGGCCGGGATTCGCAAGGCGCGGGCATTGAAGCTGCCGATCGATTCTCACGGGCTTCGCCGCACCTTTACCAAATTTGGGGACTACGGCAAGGTGACGGCGTTGTTCATGTGCGTCGATGTATTGGGACTGTTGTTCGGGATTTGGTCGATGCCCTATGCGTCGGCCGTGTCAGCCGTGATCGCCGTGTGTATCGAGGCGTGGAGCGTGCGGGAGAATCTCCGGGCGGCTCGGTCGTCGGCAGCGAAGATCGGCGACATCGTGGCTGAATTGGCGCACGCCAAAGACCCCAAAGATATTATCGAATTGCTCCGCACGCTCGACCGTACGCGGGAAGAATCCAAAAAACAGCAGTCGAAATGAAACATTTTACTTTACAGGAACTCACTTATTCGGCAACGGCCCGAAAGATGAATTTGGACAATGCGCCGACGGAAGAACATCGCCGCAACCTTGAAGAGATGATCGACCGTCTGATCGATCCGCTGCGGGAGGCGTGGGCCGTGTTGTGTGCGAACGAACATTGGGGAACTCCGGCCCTGACCGTTTCGTCCGGATATAGAGGTTATCGACTGAACAAGGCCGTCAAGGGTTCGGCGACCTCGGCGCATTGCGTCGGCTGGGCCGTCGATCTGGTGCCTAACAACGGACGGCTCCGGGAGTTCAAGTCGTTCTGCCGGGAATGGCTTCGGGGCAAGCGGTTCGATCAGATGATTTCGGAAAACGAGGATGCCGCCGGAGTGCCTCGCTGGGTGCATATCGGGTATAAGAATCAAGATGGGAGGCAGCGAAAACAACTGTTGTCCAAACCGGCCGGAGAGACCATCTATATTCCGATGACCCGATGAAGCTGCAGCAGGTCATACTCTGCGGAATCGCGACGGTGCTCGCTGTCTCTTGTTGTCCCTGTCGTCATTTGACGACCTCGACGCAGGACAGTGTGCGGGTCGAAACCGTCGTTCGTACCGAGTATATCCCGGACACGGTGTTTGTCAAGGTTCCGATTGAAAGTGAGCGTCAGACAGTCCGAGATACAACGAGCCATTTGGAAACGTCATACGCCGTTTCTGACGCTCTAATAACTCCCGACGGGGCGTTGTTCCACTCGCTGGCAAATAAGCCGCAGAAAAAGCCCATACCAACAGAGAAAGAGGTGATATATCGGGACAGTATGATTTACCGCGATCGGGTGAATACGGATATCGTCGAGGTTGAACGTAAATTGACGTGGTGGCAGCAGACGCAGATGAAGGGATTTTGGATCGTCTTGGCCGTTCTTGTGCTGGTATGTCGGAAAAATATTTTTTCCGTTGCGGGTGGATTATTTAGCAATCAAAGGTAAACCTATATTTGGGCAGGAAATTACGCATTTTGTATGGCAGAGTTAAGGCAGGTATTGAGTAACGAAACGATCAACGATCATAATATGGTCGTTTTGTCCGACGGTATCGACTGGTCGCGTTATGAAAAGAATCCGGTGCTGTTGGAGAATCACGATTGGGATAGCCAACCTATCGGAAATGTCGTAAATATTCACCGGGAAGGCAACGACTGGATCGGTACTTTGAAATTTGCCGAGGGGACGGAGCGGGGTAAAACGGCGAAATACCTGTACGAAAACGGATTTTACAGGGCTGTTTCCATCGGAGGGGTCAGCCGGGAGATAGAAGACGAATCCACGGGAGTTAAATATGCGACTTACTTCCTTGTATATGAAGTGTCGCTATGCTCTCTCCAGTCCAATTCCGATGCGGTTTCGGATTTCAAGGGCGAAAAGGTTATGCTCGCTACGGAGTTCGCGCCCAGCCAGACGGAACGCATAACGACCTTGTCGGCTAAAGATCATTCACTTATCAATAAATACAAAAGCAACATGACGCAAGAAGACCCTAAAGACGGGACGATCCGGAAGGAGGACCCCGCAAAGGAGGCGACTACTTTGTCCGCTGCGGAGCCTGTCCCTGCGGCAGAAAACGAGGCAGAGCTTCGAACGCTTAATGCGGAAGATACAGAGAGTATCGCCGAGAAGATCGTAACCAAGTTGAAGTCGTTTTTCGGAGCGGCTGGAAAAGAGGCCGAGAAGCAGCCTGAACCGCAGAAAGCGCCGGAACCCGAGCCTAAACCCACGACCCTGGCATCAGCTGCGGAGGCGGGTGTGCAGCATAAGGAGGCGACGAGTGAGGCGGGCAAGGCACAAATCATCGATCCCCACAAAATCAACCTGAAAGCAAGTATGGAAACGAACAAAACACTCCATCAATTCCTTGCCACGACCGAAGGCAAGACGAAATTCAACGCTGCGGCGCGGCTGCTTACTGTCGCGCCCACGGACGTTTGCCGTCCGGAGCACGCATCGAAAGTGGAAGCCGCCCGGGAGCTTGCAGCTATCGTAAGCTCGGATGAAGGCTTCAAGGCTTTCATGGGCAATATCAATGTTCGCAATGGCGAAGGCCGGTACGAAAAACTCTCGACGATCGCGGAACGCACTGCCGTAAAGCTGGCCTCCGGCGCCAACTCCTCGGATTTCGTCACGACATCCCCTGACCTGGCCGTTGTCGAGTGGCTTTCGCTCTTCTACCAACAGTTGCTTCCGGCCAACACCTGGGCGGCTCGTTGCGCCCGCACCAGCGGTTCGGACAAGCAGGGTATCATCTGGGTAGAATCGGCGATCAGTCCGAAAATCTACTACGGCGACCGTGCTCCGCTGAATGTGGCTGACTACCTCTATGATGACGACCCCATTGGTCTTGTCACCAAGGTTTTCTCCCTTCAGCCTATTCTCTGGCAGGCGGCGAATACCGACATCCTCGCCTACGACGATCGTTCGTGGGGGCAGAGCGAAGCCGTGCGCTTCATGGTGAACGCCATCCACAACTACGCCCTCCAGAAGATTGCGGAAGGTGCGGGCGCAAGTGTCCCGATGTCGGGTGTCGCCGCTGACGGCACCGTCAAGCATTTCGCCGCAGCCAATGCCTTCCCGGTGAACTCGACGGCGGCCGGCGATCTGTTGGAACTCTCGCCTAACGACCTTATCAAGGCGCAGACGAAGTTCGTGAACTGGAACTACGACATCAAGGATGGCGACATCGACTGTGTGATGGATGCCGCCTACATGGAGCAGCTTCTTTCGAATCCGTACCTCACGAGCCTGCTGACCAAAACTGCCGGTGAGATGCGTCCGATGTTGGGCAAGTACTCTGCCTTCAACTTCATGTCGCGTTCGACAACTTCGGCCTACGACACGGCGACATCGAAGGTTGTCGATCCTGAACTTTACTGCGACGGCAAGGTTCAGGCGAACGGTACCATTCCGGAATATACCGCGCCGGTACTGGCCAATACTGCATACGGATTGGCTATTAGCTTCATCCCCTCGCAGGTTATTCTGGCGATGGGCAACACGAACGTACATGTCGTTGCCGATCCGAACTCGTATGGCTGGAAGTTCTCGATGGATATGCGTTTCGGTGCCGGTAGCGCTCGTAAGGGCGGCAAAGGTATCGTGAACATCGTACCGGCTAAATATATAGCGCCCAGACCCTAATTTTTGTGTTTCCCGGCCTTTTTAATGGGCCGGGAAATGTTAATCAATCAGAAAAATTATCCACTATGGTAAACTATAAAGACGAGTTTTTTGAAAACCTTCTGATCGTTACGGCGAAATTCGGAAAGGTCTTCATTACGGATGATGGGAATATGTATCGTCAGCAGTGGCAGGCAGAATCCCGTATGACCGACGCCCTTCGGGTCCATAAGCAGGTTCGGTGGTGCTCAATAGAGAAAGGAAAGGAGCCTTTGACTTGTGAAGAACTCGACAAGATGTTTGACGCGCAGTTCGCCAAGTCCATGAGCGCACGCAATGCCTCCCCGGATTCTGAGAAGCAAAAAGCCGAAGTTCCTTCTATGACGCTGGAAGAGGCGAGGGCCGAACTTGCCCGTCGGCGCAATTCCGGACAAGAAGGCGCTAAACCGGGGCGTAAACCGGCATCTAAAGTATAACAGTAAAATTCGATATTATGGCAAGAACAGGTGTAACCGTCGAATTGCAGGATACCGCGATCGGCACTTCTTCATCTAATGAAGGGGTGGCGATGCTGGTGCTTCCCGTATCTTCGGCCTCTCCTCTTATAGATACCTCCGTCCTGGTTGCTTCTTTGGAAGAAGCGCAGAAGCTGGGGGGTTATTCCACTTTGGACGCTGGAGCCAAATTCCAGGTTTCGGAGTTTTACTCGAAGGCAGGGAGCGGGTCTAAATTGTGGCTGACAGGCTATGATTATTCGAAGGAAAAAGGTATTTCAGCAATACAAATGCCCGGTATTAAACAGGCAATCCGACAAACCACCGCTACGCTGTGGGATAACAGACCGCGCCTTATCGGGTTCGTATATCCCAGCAATACCACAGTTCCGACTTCCGGTCTTGCGGAGGATTTGAAGAAAAGTCAGGGAGCAATCCAGAATGTACAAGGCTTGATCCAGGATATGTTCGCGGAAAGTTATCGTATGGTGGCAGTACTGGATGCCGGACGTATCGGGCAGGATATTAACAATTTGCCCAGCGGCGATACGTACAATGCCTATGGCGTTGCACTGGCTCTGACAACTCCCGATCCGACATACACCGCCGACGTAGGCCGCGCTCTCGGTATTCTTGCCGGGATCAATCCGGCGCAGTCCATCGGTCAGATGACTTTGGGAAGCGTAAGCCCGGTTGATTATTTCGTCAATGCCACGAAAGCGGATGCCGCTACCAATGTCGCTGTCGTATCTCGGAGTATTATCGACGACATCGGAGCCAAGCAGTACCTTTTCACCCGCACCCGTCCCGGCAACAGCGGTGTTTACTACAATGACGGTGCGACGCTCAACAAATCGACCAACGCTCTGTCGGCGATTGAGTTCGTGCGCGTCGCAAATGGAGTATGCGACGATGCGGAGTACTATTTCCAGCAGCTCATCAATACCCAGGTTCCGGTTACAGCTTCAGGTGACATCGATGCCGGGTACAAGTCGGCGATCCTGGCTACATTCCGCAGCAACTATATTCAGCCGCGTTTGTCGCGCGGAGATGCGAGCGAGATAGAGGTTACTTTGGAGGCCAAAGACGGTAACTTCGTGAAAAGTCGGGCCTTTGCAATCACGGTCCGCATCCTGCCCAATGCCACGCTGCGGGAGGCGTTTATCACCACTTTCTTCGTAACATCTTTAGAGTAGTACAGAACATGAATCATCAGGATATAATCGTAGCGAGCAGTGAGGTGCAGATGTACCTCACGCTCTCGAACGGCACCTGCCTGTCTATCGATACCGGCACTGAGCTGTCCTATACGTTCAGTCAGAATATTCAGGAGATATTCGCCATCGGTTCCGTAGATCCCATTGGTATCAAGAAAGCGAATGCTACTTATACCGCCAACCTTTCGCTTCAGGAGGGCGAGCAGCAGACCCTTATCGATGCGATTAACGCTACGCTACCCGTAACGGAGCAGATCGCGGCCATGCATCAGCTTGCACCTTTCAGCATCTCGTGGAGCTATGCGATGAAAGGATTGGCGACGCCTCGCACCGTTGTCTATACGCTTCTCAATGCGATGGTGCAGGAGCAGGGCGGCAGCGTGAACCGCAATGATGTCGAAACGACCGGCTCCTTGTCCCTGCGAGGTACAGGCGTGCAGCGCAACATCGTGCCACTGGTCTGAAAAATCATCGGGGCGGACGGTTGTGCCGCCCCTTTATTAACAACTAAAAATGTATTAAATTATGTCCAGAACAAATCCTATCACTACCTATCCCGTAAAAGTCACCTATTTCAAACGGGGTGCGGACGGCAAAGGCGGCCTTGTCGAGATCGAAACATCCGCAACGGTTAATGTTTGCCGTCTTTCCAGGACGAGCGTCGAACATACCAAGTTTGGCTTGTCGCTTATTCAGGCTGGCCGTGACCTCGACGAAACGGCCGATCTTGCCTGTCGTTTCGTCAAGATGACCATCGACGACGAAAAGGTCGTTAAAGACCTTCAGAACGACTTGGTAGCATGCATATCATTGTTCAACAATGAGGATGTGCAGGAGGACATCAACCGTTTTTTATCTACTTGGGGACTGTTAGAAACGGAGCCGTCCTCAAATCCGATGGTATAACTACCAAACTAAAAGAATACATTGCCGAGGACGATCCATTTTTGTACAAGAAAATGATCGTGTCCTATATCTTCCATGAACCGATTATGGGACTGGAAGATAAGATGTCGGCCTATGACATCGACAAGTATTATACTGCGGCTCTGGTAATCATCGATTCAATCCTTTTTGCACCTTTTAAGAGAAACTGATGGCAGGTAATATGGTATATAGCATTCAACTCCAGCTGCGGGTCGATGATTCGCAGTTGGACGCTACGATTGCCAAGCTCGGAACGCTCAAGAAGGCGGCAAAGGAGATCAATGAAAAAGCCACTGCGGGCTATTCCAAGAAGAAGAAATTAACAGACGAGGAAATTATTGCTCGCTCGGCGCGAAAGTGGAAACAGCGCAATCTGGAGGAGCGGCTCAACATCGGCGCTCGCTGGCATCTGCGCCAGTTCGGACAGTGGCGCTTCTCGCAGGCGGGTTGGCAGAACGGGCTGGGCGTGTTCCAAAAGCGGGTCAAGACCTTTCAGGACAGCTTCTTCAACAATGTTTCCTCTTTCTCCGGCTTGCGGTATAATGCCGTTAATCTGGGGAAAACCTTTACTTCTTTAGCGGGAGCTGCGGGAAAGGCTATCCCGGCCCTCGGTGCGTTCGGTCAAGTAGCTATAGGGGCCGCTAAAATATGGATGGGCGTGCACGCCTGGCGCCTGGCGTCCTCCGGGTTGCCTCTTCTGGTCGGCACCCGGATGTTGAACTCGAACAATATGGCGGAGGCGGGCTCCAATCTTATGCAGATGCGGATGGCGGAGAAAGGGTTGGGCGGCAACTACCAGGCGACGCTGAACCGTGCGACGCAGTTAGCGGCCGAATATGGTTTCAGCCGTGTCGGGATGCTGAATGCGATGAATATGTTTACGGGCTTGAACGTGGACGGCAAGAAGCTGACCCCGGAGGAGGCGTCGCACCTGGCGGAAGTTGTCGGCAAGATCGCTCACGTGGGCGGTTTGAGCTTCGAGCGCGTGAACGTCAATTTGCAACAGTTGTTAGGGCAGACCGTGCCGAGTATTCGGGACATCCGGGAGTTGGTCGGGCAGGCTCCGTTCATCGGCAAGCTGGCGATGAATATGATGGAGGAGCGGGGTGTTCAGGGTGATTACCGCGACTGGCTCAAGAACAAAAGCAACCTGCGCTCGGTGCTGGATGAGTTCAACGAGCTTGTCGAATCGCATCCGGTAATGAAGGCCAGGGGACAGATCGCGCTGGCCAAAGAAAACTTCTGGATGCGTATTGCCGATGGCCTTTCGCCCTACTGGGACAAGATCGCCCAAGCCAACGAGAAACTGTATAGCTGGCTGAGCGATAAGATCGTGAACTGGATAAGCAATATCGATGTTAATAAAGTCGGGGCAAAGTTAGATCAATTTATTTTGGAACTCGACACTTTTGCGTCGGCGATCCAAACCATAGCAAACACTATTGGCTCGACAGCAAATGGTATTAGCTTTGGCCAAAAGCAATATGGGGAATTTGACCCCGAAACGGGGGGCGTGCGAATGACTTGGGGCTTGAGTACCAACAAAGACGCAGCCCTATTTACGACAATGGCTAATAATATAGCCAAAAAAAAGGCGTATGGCCGCGAGGTCTCTCGCATTGCGGAATTCGCGGCGAAACGCGCTCGAGAAGCTGGACACGGTGATATTGTGCAAGCGGCGTATGACAAACTTAACTCCAACGAGTTTATCGACGCATTTGTAGGGACATCCTCTTATTTTAATTGGCGGTATACCGACGATACAAAAAAGATAAGGAAACCTACATTAAGCAAACTCGGAATTAAGGCCATTAGTGACTTGTTTCCCGCAGGACTGAGGGGCATCACAGGAACGGGAGGTAGATCAACAGACCCTAATGCGCAAACCGTTTCTAACTTGTCCCAGGGGTCGAAGTCGGTTTTCATCAACTTCAACAAGGAGATTGTTGATATGGATATAAACATCGCCTCGGTGGAGAACATCGAGGAGCTGGGCCGCAAGCTGGAACCCAAGATCGAAGAGGTAGTAGTGCGGGGATTGACGATCGCATTGAACAACGCAACCAGTGTAACGTAATATGGCAAAGATAGCAAACGAAACCAGTACCGAGAGTAAGATCGACCGCGTTATAAATTCAGCGAAAGAGGTCTTTTCCACACCGGGGAGAGATATCGGCGGCATTACGGGGCCTGTTGCCGATGCCATTAACAGCGGGCTGTCTGCTGCGAAACTCGTCCTTGCCGAAACGGGAGTATGGCGGCAGGTATTTACCAATGGAGGAAGTCAGAGAACCGGAAAGCCGACACCGGAAGAGCTGTTGAATCAGGTCGCCAAATCGCGCTTCGACCGCTCGACACTCAATAGGCCTATTTTTACATCCGAAGAATTAGATCGGACGGAACCGACAACGGATTATTATATCGCTTTCGACGAGTATCTGATGCCTGTCGGATTCGATATTTCCATACAGGGGAGTAAGCTGATAAGCCGTTCGCAGCTTGTCGATGGACCTACGATTTTCGAACGGATTGCCAACGAACCGACAAGCGTTAATATTTCGTTCAAGCTGGAATCCAAACCGAACTCTGTCGATTTGCTGAATCCTTATAAGCTATCGTCGGATGTTGTCATCAATAAGGAAATAGGGTATGGTATTGCCGCAGAGTTGGCTGAATTATTCCGGCAGATCAAGGCTGAAGATCGGGTATTTGAAATTGAGAACCCGATTCTCAATGACAAGTTTAATATCTTCAATGTCGTATTGGAGAGTTATTCCGTCACCCCGGAGCGAGGTTCCACGGTGTGGGAGGTAAGCCTCGATCTGTTGGAGGTGAATACGGATTACGCCCTGTTGTATGTCGAAAACAGCTACGGAGCGCAGGCGGAACCTCCGACGGCTAAAACCAACGTGTAAGCTATGAGCGGCAAGATTGTCGGCAATTACTTTATCTGCAAGAATGAAGTTTTCATCGAAGGGCGCTCCATAGGGCCCTTTACTTCGTTCACTACGGAGGATTCGCGGGACAACATATTCGGTACCGCCAATATCCGTATGCCGTTTTATACGATTCTCAAAGAGAAGTCATCGGGGGATGCGATCGGTAAAAACGTCAAATCATACATCCGTATAGACCAACAGGATGCCCAAATTATAATGGGAGCGCACGTAGTTGTAAAACTGCGTTACATCTGTGGATTCAACGGCTACGAAATGCCGGAGATCGTCGCTTTCGACGGCTTCGTGAAAAATGTAGTATGCGGTTTTCCGACGCAGATACAGTGCGAAGACGGCGCTTTTGTCCTGCGTTTTGGTACAATCGCCAAAAGCTGGACGCAGGAAACCGCCGTGAAGACGATGATGCAAGAGATCATCGAGGTCGCCAACCCCAAATTTCAGGAGTACCGGGACAGCATGAAGCTGGCGGATGACTGGAACCGGCTTACCGTCGATGACAAGTCTATGGAAGGCAGCTTCGTTCTTTCTACTTGGAAAGGCATATCGCCGTTTTTCGCACTGGAGCGAGTTATGGGGATGTATAATCTCTACTCTCGTATAGATACCGACGGCAGGCTGTACTGCGGTGTAGGTATTACGGAGAACGCCAAAGAAACGGTGCAGCTCGATACTTCGGTCAATGTCATAGATCGGGACATCAGTATCAATAACGGCTTTTTCGACAAGTATCGTGTGGTGGTTAAATACATCAGCGGCGGGAAGCTCTACGAATACGAAACGGGAGCGGATAACGGAGAGGTGGTGTCGTTGCCGTATATCAAATGCCGGGACGGGGAGATCGCCAAGCAAGTAGGAGATGCCGCATTGTCGGGCCTGCGTACCAACAGCAACAAGGGTACCATTACGACGATGTTATATCCGACGGTTCGGCTTTTCGATTATGTACAATATAAAGATACCCTTTTCGATGATCTGTCGGGGGGATATTATGTAATAGGGCACTCTTACCGGTGCGATGAAGAGGGATTTCACCAGGTGCTAACGGTAACTGATAAAACCCTCGTATTTACGGGACAATAGTGATATGGGACAGGAGAAATTCAACAAGATGATGGCTTCATTGGGGCGCGATCTGCGTAATCTGATAGGCAGAAGTAAGACTGTGGCTTTTGTGTATGGCACGGTCAAAGAAGTGGACACGGAAACGAACACTATGAGCGTTAGCATCGACAGCGAGGTTACTTTACCGGACATAAGCCTCGCGCCCATACAGGGCGGTAATGCTAACGCTCTATTATACCCCAAAGTCGGATCGGTCGTTATCGTGGGTTTTGTCGAAGACCGGCCGGAACTGTCATTTGTCGTGGCGATGACGGAGGTAGAAGAATTACGCCTACAATTCGACTTCGACAGCGATCCGGCCGTCGATTACATAGTGGCAAAGACCGGATTTGTCACAGTATTCCGTGCCCAAGATGAGAACAACTATACCAAATTCAATATTAATAAGACTGCTGCTAATTTAGCCCTATATCGTAACGGTCAATTACAGTCACGAATCGGAGTGGCAGATAGCCAGCTAACTCTGCAACAAGGATCGAATAGTGTGATTATATCTGGCTCTGAAGTGAATATAAACAACGGCCATTTAACGATAACCTGATGGGAAAGTATATTGCTGTTCAAGGGTGTACGCTGGAGTGTACCCCGGCGGCGACGGCGCAGATTGCTACTTCTCCGAGCACGACGACGAAGGCGGATGGTAAAGCCTGTTACCGGGGTTCGCTGACAATCACTGTCACGAATGCCACGGCCGTAACGGATGGGAACGGCGCGGGAACAGGAGTGATAACCGGTTCGGCGCAGGAAGTGAGGATCGACGGGCAGCCTGCGGTGCTGGAGGGGGACAAGGTTCAAATCACCGTTTCCGGAACTTCCGGCGGGAATCCGGCTTCCGGTACGGTGATAGTTAAAATCTCGCAGGCGGGGCAGACTTATGTATCGGCTTCGTAAGGTAAACCTATATTTGTAGCGTATGCAGGATATTCGATGGGATTTTGTCAGGAATGACGTTGCCGTAGTACAGGGTGACGACGGAGGGGATTTTGCGGTCGCTTCGACATGCAGCCAGCAAAACGCCCAACTGCTTTTCATCAAATCCTGCGTGAATATATTCCAGCCCCAATACGGAACAGCGATGGAAGAAAGGGCTTATAATATCACCGACGGGGAGGTACAGCGCATTGTCACCCGGGCCAAATCGCAGATCAGGGAAGATGGCGCATCCCAGATTTCCATCCTGTATTCCCGAAATAGCGATGGGCTGTATGATTTCCAAATAGGGGCCAAATATGCAGGAGAATAGGAATGGATTACACGGTTAAAGGCGGAGAAACGATTTACGACGTATGTATCAATGCGAACGGCTCCCTGTATGCGTTGGATGAGAATCTGGACCTTAACGGCTTGGACAGCTATACACCTGCGCTGTATGCCGGGCAGCGGCTGACCGTATCGGACATCGTTCGTAACAACGCTGCAACGGAGGTAATGGAGGAACACCCGCTAAACAGTGTTTCGATTCCTGATGCTGATCTCAATGCGTTATTTGACGAAATATCCTCGGCTTTGGCCCCTAATTTTATTACGGCGGAAGGGAGCTATTTCCAAACACAAGATAATCAAATATTAACTGTTAGTGACTGATGAGTTTTTACGACGATATACGCACGAATATTAAAATACTGGTGCCGAACCTGAATAATACGAGTTCCTCGTCCATTGTGAATCGAATTATATCAACGGTTGCGTCGGTATTAAATATTATCAGGTTGGAGATCAGCAATTCAGAACAAACGGTCGAGTCGTCCGCCCGTTCCTTAAAGGTAATGGGACGTCAATATTATATCGATACGGCTCTTGCCTTCCAATATGGGGCGTCCCTGACCATCGTCGATCCCCAAACATATCGATATGGATATGCAACAATAAATCCGGATCAGCAGATCATCAAACAGTTGGCCATCTCGTCCACGGACAATGGCCTGATTGTCATGAAGGTAGCGAAGATCGACAATGACGGTTATATTACGCCGTTGCTTGCAGGCGAGTTACAGTCTTTTTTGGATTATATGAACAGCTTTCTCCCATTGGGGTTTCAGATGCAGATTACCAGTGCAGAACCAGCAGTTCTGAACTGCACTTCCCTCTACATCCGTTATTCCAAAGAATATTCTTTATCGGTTATCACCCAACAGATCAAAGACGTTTTTTTGTCTTTTCAAGCATATTTACGTGGTGACGATCCACTGTATGTAAACGATATAGAATCTGCAATAAAAAGCGCTCCGGGTGTTCGTGATGCCTATTTCAATAATATATCCGTTACGGATTCAAGTAAGGAAGATCCGATTACTCCTGTCAATGGTCAAATAACCATTCCAGCAGGATATTTCAACTTTGCCCGTGAATTGGTGGAGATGCAAAGTGTTAATCCGGTAGAGCCAACGGGAAAAAACGACATCTATATATCTGCAGTGTGATGTTACGAGCCATAGACATACCGAAGCTTGCATATCAACTTTTACGGCCTAATTATGCCCTGACTAATGGTCTTCGCACAGAAAAGGGATATTGTTCTCCCCAATTAAATACCTTGTATCGATTTATATTAAGTCTGATATATCCGTTATTACCTACCCTGGAAAGCTGGGACAGAAGCCGCCGCAAATCATACGCGATAGCAGCTTGTCAATATGGACTGGCACAAGTTTTGGCTATACTGAATAAATATTACGGGCAATACGGACAAATAAGCATCCAGGTTAATAGTGCGAATGCGAACTATTTTTATACTGCCGGAGAGGAGGGTGCTGTTCCTGTATATATGTATTCTTCCGGGGGCGCCAATACCCCGACTTATTTTTATATGGAGGGGTCTTTGTTTGGCAACTCCACAACTGTTGTTATTCCCAAAGAACTGGCAGATAGCAATGATTATGACGATTTCATAGCCGATTTGAACGCTATGTTACTGTATGGCATCAAAGTGGAACTAAAAATAATATAATATGGCTGTTTTTGAATATTTGACATCTGCACCTTCCGGGGGTAATCCCGTATATATTTCTGACCTTACAAAGTTTGCATCTTTGATTCGGGATTTGGGGGTCATAGCAACCCGGCATAATTCCTACAACGCATCTTCTAACAGTGTGGTGCAAGACATCGCCATTCTGTCTGGATTCGATACGGTTGGTAACAATCAGGTAACGCCCGGATATATCTATTATAAGGGCGACATATACGGCTTCCGCTCTGATAACAATTTGACACTGGGAGGCTATCTCATCGCAACAAAGACAAATACAACGCTTCGAACCACGAAAGAAGGGACAGATTTTTATGCCTATACTTCTTGCGAACTTTCCGTATCTGCCAGTGCGGGCGCATCCGGCACCACTGTGGGAGATTTTACCGCTGCCAACATTGCCATCTGGAAAACTTTCACCCCGACATCCGAGGGCCTCACCATACCGGCGGGCTTCATCACGAATACGATGCTGGGCAATAAGGTCGTAAAAGGAGATAATATTGCGGACAGTACGATCCAGAATAGGAGTATGGCAGCAAATAGCATCGGTACCTCCCAGCTTCAGGATGGAGCGGTAGCAACTGATAATATTGCAGACAAATCAGTTGTATTAAGTAAATTAGGGTCAAATGTCGTTAGTCGAATATCCAATGCAGCCCCGTCTTTCTCATCATATACGTTCCTTAGCGGCAAATTAACCGTATATAAGGAATCTCACAGTAATATTTGGCATATAAAATATTCCAACCCCACAGCTATTCCCCCAACAAATAATGCTTCTATGGTGCTTGGGGGTATAGAAGGTCCGGGAGCGACGGAGTTTCTTGCAATGATTCAGCGTAATTATCCGAATGGTTATATGTCATCGATATTTACATCCGCCTCCAATTATTTGTTCAAAATCACAATAGGTTCGAATGGAGTTGTCATGGCCTTATTTTATTTTGCAAAACCACCTATAACGACCAATGATCCCGGTATAGAAATGCACGATACGATTATTGGGGTATGAAAAAAAGAGGGGTTTAATACCCCTCTTTTTGTTTCAGCACATCTGCGATTAAATCCATACAGTCTGTGGTTCCGAAGCGCGACAACTCCTCTCTGGTTGTCGGAGGCGTAAACCGCAGGACACTCCAGCCCAATGATGTAGCCGAATTATACTTCTCCATGTCTTTGACCATTCCCAGAGGTCTGTTATGGCGTCCGAAAGCGAAAATATTGCCTTCGATCTCCACTGCAACCTTATGCTGCGGACACGCATAGTCGAATCGCCACAACCTTTTGGGATGGAAGCGGTACTCCCGAACCCAATCACTTCCGGTCGTTCGATTTAGAACTTGCTGTATTATGTCTTTCCCGTTGTCTGCTTGTCGGTTCCCGTTTGGTTTCTGTACCTGCCGACGAGCCATTTGAATTGTAGTAATATTTGCGGTCTTTCGTTTCGCGTGTCGTGCCTGCGACCTTTCCCTTCGAATCCTTGATTATTTCCCGATCCCCTGTTTTGTGGACGGTGTACTTCACGCGTCCGGAAGCGTCTTTGACAACGCGCGTCTCATTCGGATTTTGAGCGCAGCAAAGCGCTGTGGCCGCAAATACGGCAAAAAGGGAAAAAGCAAGTCGTTTCATAGTCTATTCCAATGTTTGCGAGCAGAACATCCGCTCGTGTTTCAGTTTCGAAGAAATTGCCGTTAAATCGTTCTCTACGGAGGGATCATAAATACCGGCCCGCACGGTGTCGTTGATGAATCGGATGATCTCACTCAGTTCACGGTCCGTGTCCGCTACCATATTCCGCCAGTCCACAACGCTTAACTGCTCCTCGCACATCGAATACCGCAGAAACTGTGAGGGCGCATGAAAGGGGACATCCCCAGCCTGTACAATCAATTCCCCGACCGTATCGCTTGCCTCTTTCAAAACATCGTATATTTGATCGAACTGCAAATGCCACGAGCGGAATTTCTCTCCTTTCAGTGTCCAGTGGCGCCCTTTGACGTTGGTTTTGACAATTTCGAGCGTACAGAGCAACTTTTGTAATTCCTCGGTCATATTTCGTTATATTTAATACGGGTAATCATCTTCATTTATTGCGCTGGCGTGTCCGGTGGACGGGGCTTCTGATTTCAGTTTGGCCCTCCGCCCACTGCCGCAGAAGATGGTGGGCGCTTTTGCGTCGAACTCTTCTTTAGTTTTACGAACAACGACAAAATGGCTGTTCCCATACTGATCTACGCCTCCTTTGACGGCAATGACCGACAAATTAACAACCATTCCCACCTTGCCGTCCTGACGCGCAACTTCCCTGATTCTATCGCGTGGAATTTTGTCTAATCGCAGGACAATATTGATAATTTCACTCATAAATTGATGGTTATAACTGAACAAAGATAGGTTTATCCGTAGTAATTCAAAACAGGTTGCCTGTCCGTTCGATTTCATTTTCCAGAATCTCTTCCGCCTTGCGTATGTCCCGCTGCAACTCCTCCAGCCGGGTGATCTGTTCTTCACTCATGCGTGGACACCCCGAGAGCCAGCTGCTGTAATTGGGCGTACTAATTTTGCCGCAGGCGATACTCCCCACCCGCAGACAGTAATCGTAATACTTTACAAACTCATCTTCCGGAGCGTCCCGGTCTATGTCGGTGATGATGTCATCCATATTGACGAACAAATCCGCGCATTCAGTGATCCCGCCGACATCGCCACCGACCCAATTTCGCACGGCATCCTCATAATCGTAGCCGTGCTTCTCACAAAAAGCTTTCAAATAGGCGTTGCAGGCTTTTTCGTAATCTGACCTTAATTGTTTTTTCATAAGAAATATCGTAATTGCATTAATATTTGTCCCCAGCGATAAGGTATCCGATAACGGCAAATACCCCGAATAATAATCCGAGCACAGCCGCAATAGTAGTGTCCCGTCCTTGTGATTTGGCTAAAAAATAGCATCCCGCTACACATACAGCCCAATAAATTAGCGTAAGCATAAAATACAAATATATTTATCGTTTTGGGTAGTTACTTGGTTAGCTAAAATGTTTAGAACATCTCTCCGCATCCTCGACGCGGACAAAGCAATGGGTTGTGAATTTCATTCCTCGTTCAGTCTTTGTTTGAATGCGTTTAATGCACTGCAATCGGGGCAATTCCCCCCATTACTTGTTTGTATTGAGTAAATTGGGCAATCCTTGCAAAATGCTTCGATCGCTTTATCCCGCATCCTTTCCTCGGCCTCCTGCTCGGCGAGTTCGGCTGTATGGCTCATTGCTGCTCGTAGCTGCCATTTGGCGTGGTCGCTCATCTCTATTACAAGATGATTCAAGCATCCGTCGATAAATTCCTTTGCTTTTTTGCTTTTCATGGCTATTCGTCGATTATAAACCAACCGTCATGCAGGAGTTGTGCGCGGCTAATTCGGGATTTGAGGATAGTTCGATGTACCCGCCGGTATCGGGAGCAAACAATATCATGCACCACGTCGTATCGGTTGGGTTTGTTTTGGCGGCAGAACCAATTTCGGGGCGATTTGACGCAATATACCTCCTCGAAATCCTTATGCCCGAACCAGCGGCAGATAAGGGGCAAAAGCCATTGTTTCATAGTCCTATTCATTGCTCGCCTCCTTTCAGAAATTCGGGGTTGTGATCGTGGATGTTGCCAATGACTTCTGAAATACAAATGTTACATATTGGTGCCCACACGGATTCTTCATCCTCGGCAATATGAAACGCCCCATCGATGAATATAATTAAGACAGGACAATGAAAGTATATATCTTCTTCGCCAAAAACTTCCATATCCATTATATCCCCCTCGTAAATCTCCTTACCGTTCTTGTCTTTCAGCCCCGTAAACTCGCCGACGGTAGTGGGATCGACCTCGTGTCTGTTTGCATCATCGAATATAAAATAGCGCCCATTCAAAATGACAAGGCTGCCATACAACCACTCTCCGTTGTCGAGGCGCTTGCCCCGGAATTTAATTTCTCTCATATTTCAAAATGTTTCAAAATGTTTCAAAATGTTTGAAAGTTTTGCAAAGTTTTGCAATGTTCTGCATCGAATCTCGTTGTTTCACCAACTCAAATTCGTAAACTACCCGTAAAGATCGTTGAACATTACTTTTTTCATTTCCTCTTTCCTTTTAGCTCCGCAATGCGGCGGAGGATATATATCTTCATTGCTTCTGATTTAAGTTCATCCGAAGTCATCGCAAAATGCCATAGATGCGCATATTCATCCGAATTATACCCGTAGCGTATGCCAACAACCGTCCCATCCATATCCTTACGAACTGAATAGACACGTATCTGACAACGCCCCTCCCGCCTCAGTCGGCGCAGTAGTTTGGTTTTCATATCTTCTCGTATTCATTTATCGTTTCAAAAATATGTAATGCCACCTGCGGGACTATGGCGTTACCGCAGGCTTTGACGGCTTCCCGGCGCCATCGAGGAAAGGCGATACCAACCAATTCACCGGGAAACCCATCATCTCCGCCACATACAGGGGGTTGAGTCGGGAACCCGTTCCAGTCCGGTATTCGTCGCTTTGCATCACCTTCTTGGATAGTCCGCCCTTGCGTATGCCCTGACTGGCAGGAAGCGTTACATTCTTCGCATCGTTGGCGGTCGGAGTAGGCAACAATCCCATTTTCGACGCCATTGCCAGCGTCGGACGTTCCGACGCATTCGGGGAGAGGCTTTTGTTCATTCGGCCGCTTCCTGCGTCTATCGCCGTCGGGGTGGGCAACAGGCTCAACGGCATAAAAACCGTCTTCCCGTTCACGCATCGCTTCAGCCCCTGCGTCTGTACGGTGGGCAACAAACCAGCATCTGTCCCGACGGTGGGGAGCACCGACACCGCAAGCCGGAATAATGTACGGCTGCACCTCGTATCCTGCCGCCTCCAGGTCAGCGCACACCTGTTCGAAGACCATCCCTTCCGACCAATTAACGATTCCGTAAACGTTCTCGCCCACGACCCAGCGGGGTCGAACAGTCCGAATAACATCGAGCATCGCGGGCCACAGGTAGCGATCGTCTTCTGTGCCTCGCCGCTTTCCTGCGAGCGAGAACGGCTGGCACGGGAATCCGCCGGTAAGCACGTCGATACGGTCTTTCCAGACAGTGAAGTCGGTCGTTCTGATGTCTTCATATTGTTCTGCATTCGGGAAGTGATATTTCAATACTTTGCGACAAAAAGGATCGATCTCGCAGTTGAAAGCGTTCGTCCAGCCAGCCCACTCGGCGGCGAGGTCGAACCCTCCGATCCCGCTGAAAAGAGAGGCGTGGGTCATAAGCGATCATCGGTTATCCCCGTTTCCATCGATCACGCCGCGCTCGCGGCGGCTGGCGAGTTTGTCGAGGTTCTGCTGCGCCTGTTCCTCTATGCGGTTGAGCGACGCATTCACTGAGTAACCGGCACTATATCTTGCCATAAGTTTTGCATTGTTATTCATCATTATCTCAGCAATGTCCAATCCTAAAATATTACAAATGGATGTTATATAGTAGAGTATATCACCAAGCTCAAGCATTACATCAATCGGGTCATATTCTTTCCCATGATATAACACCTTTTTGAAAATATCAGTCAGCTCTCCAACTTCTCCGTTTAATCCAAGTAGGTAGTTTTTGATTTCTTCCAGTTCGCCAATATCCTTGTTTCTTGTGTAATCAACTATGATTGGATATGCTTTTAGAATGTCGTCATAAGAAGGAACAGAAGCATATCTCTCTCCTCTAATTATTCGGCTAACATTATATTGTTGCTCGCCGATTAAGTTTGCAATCTTATTTGCAGACCAACCGCAATTCAATCCTAATGTTTTAATTGCTGATGCCTGCTTGTCAGTAAATTTAGCTCCTTTCCCTCTTTCTCCTCTGCAAGGATTGAAGTGACATCTGCTATACTCCGTATTCTCTTTTTGAGTAAGCAGCTCCAAGTTATCAATCAAATTGTTAGACCTGTTGTAGTCTTTGTGATTTACGACAAGACCATTGGGGATTGCTCCATTGTGCCAACACCATACTACACGATGCTCCATGAAGTAGTAAGTCTTATTTCTATATTGCGCAGATGTCATATAGTAGCCGTTCCTCATAAGTTTTGATGACAACGTCCCTTTCTTCCCTCGGATATGACCATCTTCGCCAATATAATATCCTCTACTTTTAAGCATCTCAACAAACTCTGGGAGGTTGTCGTCGTTGTCAAAGCAATAGCGTTCATCGGGGAAATAACTACCGACAGGATTGCCATATTTGTTTAATTTCTTCTCGCAACTCGGCAGCCGCGTACTCATCGCGCGTGTCTGATATTCGTTCGCCCGCATAGTTATTTATAGTTTTTTTGGTTAAACTTCCTCTCGACCAGATCGCATAAATCCAGGTACATCGCATCGGCATTCTCCGCCTTCACTCTCTCCCGGAACCCCGCTATATCCGACAGCCAGCAGCCGCAACGGACATAAATGCCGTCTTGCAGGTTGAAAAAGTAAACCTTGCTGCCAATCCGGGAGCCGAACCCCACAAAAGCCATGAAAGGATAATCGCCGATATATTCGCCTTTATCTTCGAAGGAGCAGCCCCCACCGAAAGAGCACCTCTCGCCGAAGGAGCACCGCTCGCCGAAAGAGCACCTCTCGCCGAAGGAGCAACACTCGCCGAAGGAGCAGCACTTGCCGAAAGAGCACCACTCGCCGAAGGAGCACCACTTGCCGAAGGAGCACCGCTCACCGAAAGAGCACCACTCGCCGAATATTTGTATATCACTGTAATCCCCCGAGGGGCATTGTTTGATTCCGTCGATCACCTCGAAGGCGTCGAAATCCGCTTGTGTGTATTTTTTCATTTTCTTTAGTCCGTTAAATTCAATTCGATAATTCCGTCTATTTTGCAATCTTTTCCGCTTTTTTGTTGATAAGCGATTTGATAAACTCCGCAGCTTTGGCGTCTGTTACCGGGTGATCGCTGCCCATAGCCTCGGCTTGCCGTATCGTACGGTTCTCGCAGGCATTGCATCGATCCTCGAAATATGTCTGAAACCAACCGTATATGATCGATCCGTCTATTCGTCCGTACAGTTGTCCGTATTGCCCTCGTTTGGCATTGGTAAATACCAGGTTTACATCGGCAAGGTTCAACGCCCAGAAGTCATCCAAAATCATGTAGGCCGTTTCCGTTACCTGCGCATCGTTCATCTTTGCCGAAATATTGAAAAACTCCTGTACATTGACGATCCAAAGTACCAGATATGCAGCCGCCCATTTTTCGCCGTATGTCGCTCGCAATACAGATAACACCGGCATTTGGGATTCGGCACAAGCCACGGCCGACTGCATACGGCGGCAGCTACTCTGTATTGCCGCCACTGAGTAGCGTTTCAAGAACTCCACGTTTGAAATCTTCGCTAACGCCGTTGTTGGCGGTTTTTTTGCTAATTCCGTTGTCATTGTAAACTTTGTTTTGCGGGCTGTTGATCGAATTTGTGAGCGTTTGCCTCCAGTTGATAGTCTTTGTGCGCTGCTTTCGCTTATGCTGCCATCCGGCTTCCGTTGCCCAGAAGTTTACGCAAGCCTTTTCGAGCGAGAGGGCAATGTTGAGATTCGGGTTGAAACGTTGTTGCGTCGAAATCCAAGCGTCATCCTGTAGGAGCGTCTTATAGGCCTTGCGTAACTCGTTTTTGTAAATCTCAAAATCATCGCGCCACGTCAATATCCGAGCTTCTTCAATCCCTGCATCATCCTTGCGGAGCGTCTTACGGGATTTGCGTTTAGGAAGATCGGATTCGGGACTGTCAGTTTCCTCGCGCGCACCTGCGTTATAGTCTTCTACCGGGTAAGAAATAATATTATCTCTCACAGATACTCCAGTATCTTCTACGCCAGTAGAAGTACTGGTAGTAATATACTCCTTATCCTCTCCTTTTATAGTCACTGATCGTTCAGTGATCGTTCCGTGATTAATCACTGATCGTTCAGTGATTTCATTTAATGCACTGTCTAACAATTCTTTACGTATATTTACATCCTCCAGATTAGGTCTGTTGATTAGTTGATGACGGGAAAAGGTTGGCAGATAATAGAATCTTTCCGACTTAACGGAAAGCAGACTAATAAATCCGGTTTCTTCGAGCATCTTCAACCAGCCTTCGAATTGCTGGAGTTGTATTTTGTCGTAAGGGAATATTTTAGACTTCAGCCAAACGGGGTCGGCTATTACTACGCCCAAATCATCGGCAAAATTCCAAAGTCCGATGTAAAGCAGCCTGGCATCGCGCGATAAGCGGCCGATCTTCAGATCATCCCAAAATTGTGGTTTTATGGTTCTGATTCTGGCCATACCATATTGTCATGCTTGTTTTTATTTTTTGTAACCGTGTTGTTTCAATAACCGTTCAATAACCGGCAAGGGGTTCGGAATACATCCGACCATTTTGCGGGGTTTGTTATCCGTCGTCATTCTTCGGCGTTGTATAAACTCATAGGATTTGCGGTAGCCATTCCATACGGCGCGTATCTTTACGCTCCCCGGAGTGCGATTCAACAAGCAACCTATATATTCGTTGTCGTTATCGGGATAGAGTTCTTTCAATGTTTCCAATTCCTTTTCCGACCATGGGGGATATGTCTTTCTTGTCGTCATGCTTGGGATATTGTTTAGGGAATGGATGCCCGCTGTTGCCGTGCCAGGAGCGCCATTCTGGACGTTATCTCCTGTTTGTATTTCACGGCTGCCAGCACTGCCTCCCGGATGCGACCGATGTACTCCTCATCTCGCGGGATGCGGAGAATCTTGACGGCCAGCAGCGAGTTGGCGCACCGGGGATCATAGCTTACGAAGTCGCACCATCGTCGTCCCGTCGCAAGGTAGTTACCTTGTATCTGGGCGTAATATTCGGGCTTCTCGCGTCGCAGATCGTCCGGGGTAGCCATAGCCAGATACCGGGCGTGTACGGACGAATTGTAGGGGCATTTTATTTCGATGAAACCGTCTTCCCCGACCAACCCGTCAGGACTTCCGCCGAAAGAGGGCAAATCCTCGCAGACGAAGAATCCGCAGGTCTGGACATCGACGCTCATAATCGTCGAATAGGCCAGCCGTGCCGTATCTTCGTGCTCGCGTCCCCATTCTATTTCTCTGGTGTTGAGTTCCCGGTATTCCAAACAACCCCCGGCCGTGATGCGATCGGCGATCTTGTCGAACACATAAGCGACGGCCGTCTTGGTCAGTTCTCCGGGCCGTGCCCGTGCTCCGGGAATCAGCTTATGCACTTCGGAGGAAGTGAATCGATGCAGACGCGCTTCATACCATTCCGGAGTTCCTTGTTCGAAATAGCGGGAATCGGTCATCGCTTCGCGCTTTTGGTGTCGAACAGATTAACTTCGGCCTCGACCGTCGCATCCTCGACCGCGTTTTTCGTAATCCCGATCTTCTGCATCAGGTCGTCGGCCTCCTGTTCGGTGATCTGACCGCCGATAAACGCTTCACTGATCGCTTCGCGGCTCGTAAGCGTCGCTTTGTCCACGCTTTCGGGAATTGCCGCCGTTTCCTCATTATCGATGTAACGTACCGAGTTGTTTTCGCCCAGCACGCCCTGATCGAATTTCGCAGCGTCCTGCATCTCTACGGACATCGGGGCGAATTTTGACAGTAACTGTTTCAGCACGGTCTTACGCGCCATCGCATCGAAATCCGTAGTCCATTTACTACCGGCCCGGATGTAGTCCTTCTTTGATCCATAGGTTTGGCTGTACCGGCTCGCGTGTGCTTCGAGCTTCTCGCAGCTCATATAAAGCATCTTCTCGAAGCCATTAGTCAGTTTGAAATAACCCACATATCCGATCGTGCGGATAGCGTCCCGATTCTCGGCCTTTTTGAACGTGATTTCACCCGTGATGAGGTTTTCATCCACGATCTCGCCCTCCTTGACCTCCGAAACATTCAGTGTTTTGAACTGCCCGCTGCGGATGGCCAGCTGGATAAATCCCTTCGCCCCGATCTGGAACTGGGCGTCGGTGCGCCCCTCCCGGTTGTTTTTGTAGGGGATGACATAGGCGAAACCCAGGTTGGGATCGAGAGGCAGGTCGAGGGCCGTAGCCTTGATCGCGGCGAACATCACGCCCATAGGCTCGCACTCCTGCAATGCCTTGTTGTTGGCGACGAGTGCCGTGAGGTTGCTTACGAAGCTGTCTTTCTTGGCTCCCAGGACGCTCGTCAGATAATTCTGGGTGCGTTCGCTGGTAATTTGACGGTTGAACAGCGTCAATCCCGTTGCTTGTTGTTCCATAATATTTACTGTTTTTGATTGATATATACTACGCGAGAAGAATATTTCCGGGGATCGAAAGGCCGCATCATATAATTGATATGATTGCGTATGTCGGCAGCCGAAAGTTTTCGGGACCATTCCCCGTCAGATACGATGTGATTCGGATCAGCGATTTCGTAAATCTCGATTCTCGTTTTCATACATCAGTATTTTTCAGTTTTTTCTGTCAAACTTCCTCTCGACCAGATCGCATAAATCCAGGTACATCGCATCGGCATTCTTCGCCTTCACTCTCTCCCGGAACCCCGCTATATCCGACAGCCAGCAGCCGCAACGGACATAAATGCCGTCTTGCAGGTTGAAAAAGTAAACCTTGCTGCCAATCCGGGAGCCGAACCCCACAAAAGCCATGAAAGGATAATCGCCGATATATTCGCCTTTATCTTCGAAAGAGCACTGCTTGCCGAAGGAGCACTGCTCGCCGAAGGCGCACCGCTCGCCGAAGAAGCAACACTCGCCGAAAGAGCAACCCTCGCCGAAGGAGCACGCCCTGCCGAAGGAGCAGCACTTGCCGAAAGAGCAACACTCGCCGAAGGAGCACGCCCTGCCGAAGGAGCAGCACTTGCCGAAAGAGCAACACTCGCCGAAAGAGCAGCACTTGCCGAAAGAGCACCACTCACCGAAAGAGCACCACTTGCCGAAGGAGCACCGCTCGCCGAAGGAGCACCGCTCGCCGAAGGAGCACCACTCGCCGAAAGAGCAGCACTTGCCGAAAGAGCACCACTCACCGAAAGAGCACCACTTGCCGAAGGAGCACCGCTCACCGAAAGAGCACCTCTCGCCGAAGGAGCAACACTCGCCGAAAGAGCACCACTCGCCGAAGGAGCAACACTCGCCGAATATTTGTATATCACTGTAATCCCCCGAGGGGCATTGTTTGATTCCGTCGATCACCTCAAAGGCGTCGAAATCCGCCTGTGTGTATTTTTTCATTTTATTTTTATTTTATTGTTTACTCACACAATCCGTAAAAGCTCATGCAACTGGTCGCCGTATCGTCGTCGAACAAACTGCCCGTCGCGTTCTGCCATTGGACGTAGCGCACGACATCGTTTATTGTCGGATATTTCTCTCCGCTGGTAATTGCGTAGGAGGGAATCTTATCCGGGCCTAAAAAAGAAGAGTGCAACTCTCTTTCGAAGTTTGCTATTTCCGCTATACGCTCGGGAGATTGTTGGGCGATATTGAGAATATCGCGCTGGTTTGCCATCACACACGGCCAGCAGCCGACGCGCTTATAGCCCATCCGGTAGAGAGGATTCGGCTCTAACCCTGCGGCGAGGATGTAATCGATCACCTGCTGCGCCGACCAGTCGAACACGGGCCGAAGCAAATCGTCGGCGAACTTTTCCCGAAATGCCCGGACATCCTTACCACGGTAGCTGTGCCTCTTCGGCTTACCGTTTTTGTCATAACCGTAGGGCTCGAAATAATATTTGAAGCACGTACATTGCGCCGACATCTTGGCTCGCGCCGGAGATTCCGCGCCTCTGATGCCCTGAATCATCAGCATATTGTCCTGAACTTCGTCCAGCACATAGTCAATCGTCGGTTTGGTTTTGAGTTCTATCGTGCAGAACCGCGCCCGCGTCGAGGCCCAGCGCTTTTTTTGCCGCGCAAGATCGACCATCCCGTCGTACTTCTTCGACTTCAATGTTACCAAGTCGAGGTGCAGCTTGTCGGCGATACGGTTAATATACTCATAGGTCAGTGGATGCTCCCAACCCGTATCGCAGAACACGGTGGTAAAGTTCTTGGTAATATGCTCGCGCACCCACAACAGCGCCGCAAGGCTGTCCTTTCCTCCCGAGAATGTGACGATTACTTTCATGTCAAAATAATTTTTGTTGCATTTGGTGATTGATCAGACGTTGCCGGGCCGCAGCGTAGTAGTGAGGGTCAATCTCTATACCCGTGAACTCAAAGCCGCCATCATGTGCGGCTATTGCACTGCTACCACTACCGAGGTGAGTGTCAAGGATCCGATCTGCGGAATTAGCGTATTTAGATAATAGCCACTTGTAGAGCGCAACAGGCTTTTGTGTCGGGTGGAAGCGGTTTTTATCCGATGAAGTGTACTCAAATACTTTTGATGTTGTTCCGAGCGACATCGAAATAGACGCTATCTCCGCCGCACTCATTGTGAAGTTTTCCGCTGGAACATTCGTTTTTCGCCAAATTATAAATCCGGGAAATGGTGGCAACTGAAAGTTATTTGCGCCCCATATAATTTGGTTTTTTGATACGCGATATAGTTCTTCAAAATATTCTTTAGTGGGTTTATTTCCGAAATTTTTCATTGTCCCGTTATTACGCATATCTTTTGTCGGAGAGTTATCTATCATATCTCTATAAGGTGGATCAACGATTGCAAGGTCGAAAGCATTATCCGGCATCGCCCGCATGATCTCCATACAGTCGTCGTTATACAGCGTTATATTTCCAAAAACCTCTTTCATCGCTCAATCTTCAATGACCCGCACGTAGGTGTCGTTTGCTGTTCTTCCCATCTCTATCAGCCTCAACGCGACCATCTCCTCCAGTACGGCATGAAAGTCGGCGAGAGATCGGGAAAACCCCGCTTTTGGCATAAGTCCGTCGCGTATGACCAGTGCGGCGTCGGGCGTCCTCTTTGCAACTCGGCAGCCGCGTACTCATCGCGCGTGTCTGATATTCGTTCGCCCGCATAGTTATTTATAGTTTTTTTGGTTAAACTTCCTCTCGACCAGATCGCATAAATCCAGGTACATCGCATCGGCATTCTCCGCCTTCACTCTCTCCCGGAACCCCGCTATATCCGACAGCCAGCAGCCGCAACGGACATAAATGCCGTCTTGCAGGTTGAAAAAGTAAACCTTGCTGCCAATCCGGGAGCCGAACCCCACAAAAGCCATGAAAGGATAATCGCCGATATATTCGCCTTTATCTTCGAAGGAGCAGCCCCCACCGAAAGAGCACCTCTCGCCGAAGGAGCACCACTTGCCGAAGGAGCACGCCCTGCCGAAGTAGCAACCCTCGCCGAATGAGCAACCCTCGCCGAAGGAGCAACCCTCGCCGAAGGAGCAACCCTCGCCGAATGAGCAACCCTCGCCGAAAGAGCAACACTCGCCGAAAGAGCACTGCTTGCCGAAGGAGCAGCCCTTGCCGAAAGAGCACCACGCGCCGAAAGAGCACTGCTCGCCGAAAGAGCAACACGCGCCGAAGGCGCACTGCTCGCCGAAGTAGCACCACTCACCGAAAGAGCACTGCTTGCCGAAGGAGCACCGCTCGCCGAAGGCGCACTGCTCGCCGAAGGCGCACCGCTCGCCGAAGGAGCAACCCTCGCCGAAGGCGCAACACTCGCCGAAGGCGCACCGCTCGCCGAAGGAGCAACCCTCGCCGAAGAAGCAACACTTGCCGAAAGAGCAACACTCGCCGAAGGTGCACCCCTTGCCGAAAGAGCAACACTCGCCGAATATTTGTATATCACTGTAATCCCCCGAGGGGCATTGTTTGATTCCGTCGATCACCTCGAAGGCGTCGAAATCCGCTTGTGTGTATTTTTTCATTTTCTTTAGTCCGTTAAATTCAATTCGATAATTCCGTCTATTTTACAATCCTCGATCCCGATACACTCCAACAGAGCCGGGATGCGTACAAGAGGTTTGGCCGGGTTGAAGTCGTAGCGGCCCGAAATCCGACCGTTGAGAGAGCTGATGATCCATATCCAGCCGGCACACTCCCTTTCGGCGCCATTTGGCGATCTTGTCGGCGATTTCGCCCACCTCGGCCATCAGACCGAAAAGCATATAGGTCGCATTCTCGCAACTCGGCAGCCGCGTACTCATCGCGCGTGTCTGATATTCGTTCGCCC